GGCACCGATGCCGCCGATGACATTGGTGACCAGTCCGCCGGTGAGCTTGTTGACCGCGAACGCGCCTATAAGGATGTTGCGCAGGTCGGGCGGGATCTTGGAGAAGGCGCTGATGAGTAAGCCGATAGCACCGGCGGCAGCAGCGAACGCCGGAGCGATCGTCGTGGCGAGGTCCTTGATGGACGCGATGGCCGACTTGATATTGGCCGGTGACAGCATTCGGCCGAGGTCCTCGCCGAACTGCTTGACGCCCGCCTGTATCTCCGGATCAAGGAACAACTGCTGTAGGGCANTCGCGATATTCCCGACCACCGGCAGCAATCCTTCTGCGAGGGTCCGCTGCAGGTCCTCCATGGCGTCATGGAACGCTGCGACCTTGCGGGCGGTCTCGCCACCAAACGCCGCACCTCGCCCGCCGAACCGCTTCTCGACCTCCTTGAGGATGATGGCCTGCGCCTGGTAGAGCTTGCCTTCCTCCTGCAACTGCTTGATGCGCTTGGTCTGGGCCTTGGTGAACGTGACGCCCGCCTTCGACAGGCGTCCGAGGCCCTTAGTCGGATCGTTGAGTGCGATGCCGAGTGCCTTGGCTGCGGCGACGAGACCGTCCGGTCCCTTGCCCATACCCGCCGCTAGGTCGAGGGCCGCCTGTAGGGTCGGCTTGAACTCCTTCTTCCGGATGTTGGTGAACGACAGCAGCATGTTCTCTGCTGACTGGATGACCTCGTCACCGAACAGCGCGTTGACCGCCTCGAACTCCTCGGCCATCTGGCGGACTTGACTCGCGGTGACTCCCGCCACGCCACCCGTCGACTTGATGGCGGCATTGGTCGCCTCGGTCTGCGCCTCGAGCTTGACCAGCGAGTCCAGCCCGAGGATGACCTGCGACGTGACGATGCCGATGCCGACTGCGCCGATGGTGGCGGCGCGCTTGAGGCCGGTGCCGATCTGCTGACCAGCCCGATAGGCGCGGGACTCGGTCTGGTCCAGACGTGCGTCGAACTTGCCCAGCGCCCGACCGGACTGGCTCAGTTGGCGCGCGAAGTTGCCCTTGAGGGAGAGGTCGACGACGAGTTTCGCCGTCTCAGCGATGGCCACAGCCTCTCCTTACTTCATGCGTTGCAGGTTCTTGGATGCCTTGGAGAACGCCGCGTCCTCCTGGGCCGCGGACTGCCGGACCGCTACCCCGACCGTCTCCTCGGCGAGCAGCTGGCGGGCGGCCTGCCACTCGCGCCAGGTCATACGGACGGAGGCGCCTTGACCGTAGTAGCGGTCGATGACGGCGATCGCCGCTTCCGGGGTGACCGCGGGGTGACTGAGGTCAAGCCGTTGGTCCGCCCACGCGGCGAGTTGTTCCTGACTCTCTCGGCTAAAGGGGCGAGGATGTCTTCGGCGTACAGGTCATCCGCCCTATCAGCGACCAGCCGTCCTCCCTTCCCGTAGGGCAACGCCGCTGCGACGTTGGCTGCGTTGACCGGGATCGGCCCCGACTCGTCGACGAGGTTCCACGAGATGACACCGTGGCGCATCCACACCTCAGCCAATAGTTCCTGTAGCCGGATGGGATCGCCGATGCCTTCGGCGATGGCAGCCTGCGCCGCCATGCCGCCGGCCATCGACAGGGCCGGAGCGAGATAGACGAGGTCCGCCTCGTGCGGACTGCCGGGGCAGTAACACGCAGGGAGACGGACCTCGACAGGATCGGCTTCGAATGAGCGCATGGTGGGGAGACTCCTACGGATAGGTGGTCGAGTTGGTCGTGACCGTCACCACTCGGATCGCATAGCCAAGGGTCGAGTTGTACCTCGCCCGGTAGGTCAGTTCGTAGCCGGTGTTGTTCTCGCCGAACTCCGCGTCGGTGGCGGTGATGAGCCGCATCGGCATCCGGATGCTCTGCGAGTACGGGGTGGTGCCGGTGATGATGACCGTNGANGTNGANCGNAGTTCGATGAACACCTCGGCCGGCGGGGCGTCGTCGATGGTCTGGCGCTGGGTCGTGGTCAGGGTCGTCTTGGCCACGCCGAGCACGAGTTCGATCTCACGCGCACCACGCCCGAAGTTGGCCAGGTTGAAACGGTTGACGTTCGAGCCTGCCGCGGCGCCTTGGGCGAACCGCTTGGGGTCGTTGTTGGCGGTGACGTGCAGTTCGGCACTGTGCACGGCGGCGTCGATACGGGTGGTCCCGATGGCGCCCGCCGAAGCGTCGATGAATACCTCGGAGTCGGCGCCATACACCCACGTCGGGTTGTTGTCGACGGTCAGGCCACCGGTCGGCCCGCCGAAACTCGCCCGAGCGTGGATGCTGTCGAAGTCGACCGTCCACGCGCCGAGGTCATCGTCGAAGCCGATGGTCAGGTCGTCGATGATCGTCCCGCCGCCGTGGATCCAGTCGGTGACGACGTCGTCCCCCCACTGGTAGGTCGCGTACGGGAAGGTGTCCTGCGTCAGCGACGCGGCCTGGAATGTGTGTGTCTTGGCCGTCGTGCCGGTCGGGGTAACGGCACCCTTGAGCAGACCCGCCCACAGGTCAGGCGCATCGTTGTACGCGAGGTTGCCCGTCCAGCTGGACGTGAAGTTGGCCGCGCCGGCAAACGGCGGCAGGATGGGGTCGAGCGAACCGACGTCCACGTCGGGGTCGGTCAGTTGCGGGTCGATCTCGATGGACCCGCGATACGGGAGTGCCTTCGTTGCACTGGTGTTGCTCGCGAAACTGGCTTGGTAGCCGATCTGCAGTTTGCGGAGCCTCTGCAGGCCGCTGACAGACACGCTGGTACCTCCTTAGTCGCGGCCTACGCCCGACCTTCCATCTTTGAGACGACGAAGGTGATCCTCGTCGCGTAGAAGTGACGGACGGTTCCGTCATCCGACGCCACCGGGTAGTCCTCGTCCGCGATGGTCACGTCGGTCCAACTGGAGTTGGGTACGAAGTGGATGCTGTTGACGTTGAAGTGGTCGATGATGGCGTCGATGAGCACGTCGACTCGGCGGACGGTCTCGACGTTGTCGGCCAGCGGCCAGACGATGACCACGGGAACCGACATCACCCGGTCCATCGTCCCGACGTCCCAGTGAATGCGCTCGTCGCGGCTGTCCACGAAGCCCAATGGCAGGTCGCCCACGACCGACGGGGGGCGGGCCAGTTCCGACCGACGGAGTTTGTCCGGATTGGCGGCGATGAACACGTCGAGCGAGTCGACGATGGCCTGCACGAGGTCCTGCCGGAAGGTGGTCGTCACGCCGCGCCATTCCAGAGTCTGATGATCGCCCCGGCGATGTTCCGCCCGATGGCGTCGATGGCGGCTGGGATGACGTACGGCTGCGGCTTGGTGCCCGGGTGGTTGACCTTCCGGGCGAACGTCATATCGCCCGACTTAGTGCCCTTGCGTGCCCGACCCGACAGCCGCCGCGCACCCTCCGACGATGGCCACGCCAAGACCTTGGCGTGCCTGGGCTTGATGACGTGGGGCTTGGTGCCGAACTCCACCGCTGCCGCGTACGGTGCGTTGACCTCGACGATGGCCATATCGTCATCGACGTTGCCAGGCACGATGGACCGCCTGAGAAAACCGGTCTTGACTGGGACCTTGGCCTTGGCCCCGGCGATGGTCTCGACCTGTATCTGGCGCATGATGTCGCGCGTCTCGCCCAGCGCCCGAAGACGCCGCTGCAGCGGACGCATGCCGACGATCACGGTGACGCCACCGCGGTGCGGATCCTCCAGTTGCGGACGAACTCGGCGTACCTCGGCGGCTCGGCTTCGAGGTCGAGCGCCTCACCCGTCGGCAGCTGGACCACGCCGGACGCGCCGGACTTGGCGTTCCAGTACAGCCACGCCTCGAGCAGGCGTATGGCCCCGACCACGTCGTCATCCGGGAAGGGGTGGCCGATGACGCCGTTGATGACGAGGTCATTGGGCGTGCCACCGAAGGCGCGCGGGCTGTCGAGGTTCTTGTCGAACCAGAACGGGTCCGACTTGTACCAGTCCGGGCGGCTCTGGTCGAAGTAGCGCAACTGCACCGAGGCGGTGATGTTCGGGTCCCGGCGGTCGGGCAGGAACCAGATGTTTGTGCCCTCGGTCGAGGTCACCCCGTCGATGGTCACCGTCCGGGTGGCGTCGGTGAACGGGCGGTCGTGGATGACGATCCACGACTGGCCGTCCGTGGAGTAGGTCGTGCGGACGTTCGACGCCGCCGCGAACACGCGCCCGGTATCGCGCTCGGCCTTACCCACCGCGTCCACGATGGTCTGCGCCAGGAGCACATCGTCCTGCGCCCCGGTGATGCCGAGGTATGTCTTGAGGTCGGAGACGGTGGGCAGCGGCATGAAGTCCTCGTGCTAAGGTGAGGTGCTGGCCGACGAGGCGGTAACGACCCGGCGAGGCTACAAAGGGCCTTCACGAACTCCCGGGTGGCCAGCGACTTAGGCGGCCGCTTCCTTGGCTTGGGTGAACAGGTCGAGGAACTCCGACGCGGCGGTGTCCCACGAGAACGAGCGTTGTACGTGCAGCCGCCCGAGCGCGCCCATCGACAAGCGCCGCGAGCGGTGGGACAGCAGGTTCAGGACGGGCTCGGTGAAGGCCTTGGGATCGGGTACCGCCCAGTCCATCCCGTAGCCCGAGTGGTAGCGGACCGGCTCGCCGTACGAGTCATGGAGGGGTGGCACGCATACCCCGCCATCGCCCACCACCTCTATCTCGGCCGCCCAGCCGGTGGTCACGACGGGCACGCCCGCCGCCATCGACTCGGCCAGCGTTAGCCCGAAGCCCTCGCCGCCGGTGGTGGTCATGTACACATCCGCGGCGTTGTACAGGGCGTTCAGCCCCTCGACCGGGAAGCCCTTGAACGTGTCGTGGGCGTTGGTGAACACGATCCGGTTGCGGATGGCCTCGGGTAGTCGGAGTATCTCCTGGACAAGGTCGATGCCTTCCGGGTCGATGGCCCGACAGTGGAGCACGAGGTCGACGTCCGGATCGGCGATGGCGATGGGCACGAACGCCCGGAACAGCGCGTCGTAGTTCTTGCGGGTGACGTTGCGGTCGGTCCGCAGGATGACCTTGCGGTCACGGCTGAGGCTGAACTTGGCCTTGCAGTCGTCCTTAGTCCGGAGCGTGTCCGAGTCCCACCGGATGGGCTTGCCCGGGCTGACCGGGTAGAACGCCTCGGTGTCGACGCCGTGGTAGATGCGCGTCACCGGCTTGCCGATGAGTTCGCCGATGACCCGTGCACCGTAGTCCGACATGGCGACCGGGGTGAACAGGTCCCAGATACCCGACCAGGCGGGCGTCAGGTTGTCGCCCT